GCCAAAGCCCTTCACGTTGCGCAGGTACAGGTAGCACAGGCCAAAGCCCCAGTCGCGATGGGCGGTCGTCAGGCGGACCAGCCAGTCGGCGATCCGGGCGTTCTGCTCGCTGGCCTTGGCCTGGTAGCGGAAGCAGGTCTCGCTCACCGCGAAGGCCTGGCAGGCGTGGCGGATGTTCGTACGCCCGCTCGTGACTGCCGATTGGGCCATCTCGCGTCGCTGAGATGGCCTCACCATTTTTTTGCGAGCGCTTCCTTCAGCAGGTCGGTACTGAGCTGCGCCTCGGCGTACATCTTCTTGAGCCGGCGGTTCTCCTCCTCCAGCTCCTTCATGCGCGCGACCATGGACACGTCCATGCCGCCGAACTTGCTGCGCCACTTGTAGAACGTGGCCGAGCTGATGCCGTGCTCGCGGCACAGCTCCGGCACGGGCGCACCGGCCTGGGCCTGCTTGAGCACGGCGATGATCTGGCTGTCGGTAAAGCGGGACTTCTTCATGGAACCTCCTCGGGAAAGGGGACGAGAAAATTCCACTTCTGGCGTCTGCTAATGGGCGGGGGGATTACCGAATTGGCTTCGAGCGTGGGCAGGATGGTCAGGGCGTCGCCCTGCAGGAGCTGATTTTTCATGATGAGAGCCTTCTTGGATTCGCTCGCGGCGATCGGAGGTGAGGCTCTCGGCCTTCAGGTGATTGAGCGTGCCGCAACGCGGGCACTTGATCTGGATTTCATCGAAGGCGCCGGCCTTGCATAACAAGCGGGCGCATTCGCCACAACGGAGGTTCTTGAGCATTGCGTGGTCTTGCGGTGGGAAAGGATTACGCGGCCGCTGGCGGCGCGTAGGGGGTGAAGGCGATGACCTCATCGCCCACCCAGTCGTTGATCTTCAACATGCGCGCCTGCAGCGGCTCCAGCTCGTTGGCGGCCCACACGGCAGCGGCCTCACGGATCGAGCCAAAACCGCCGGCGTTCTGCGGCACGATTCCCATGAGCTGCGGTGGGATCCGCAGCGCAGCCAGCATGTCGTCGCGGGTGATGCCCTTGATGCCGCTGAACTCGTCCTTGGCCGCCACCTCGCTGACCGGGATCAGCTTCAGCCCGTCCTTGTTGCCGCCCGGCGAGTACAGGAACAGGTTGCGGAAGTTGCCCGGCCCCTTGGCACCCTTCATGGCGTTGCGCAGCGCATCGACGTCTTCCTGGCTCTGCTGCGGGTCGGTCAGGTACAGGATGAAACCGGCGTGCGAGCCATTGTTGTAGTACTTGCGGCGGAACAGCGTGGCCGACTCGTTGAGCAGCGCCGATTGCATCGCCGACATCCACTCAGGCAGACCGTAGAGTTCTTGATCGACATCGGCTTCGCGCAGCTGGAACACGCTACCCGGCTCGAACACATGTTCGTCGTGCCAGGTGCGCACTTGGAAGTACTCGCCCTCGGTGATGCCGCGCCGCATGTACTTGGACAGCGGTGCAGTCAGCGACAGCGCACCGCCCATGCGGTTGCGGCGGCGCTCGAGGTAGCCGTTGCCCAAAGTGATCCAGTCCAGCGACAGCTGCTCGAAGGCCTCACGCGTCAGCAGCCGATGCGGCTTGAAGGTGCGCGCCAGCATGTTGCGCTTGAAGATCAGCCCTGACTGCAGGAACGGATTGCTGCGGGTGGTCTTGGACAGGCCGTCCAGCGCCACAGGCGGTTCGTACCAGCGCCCGTTCTGCCAGCACTCCAGATAGTCCAGCACGCCGCGCCCATCGAGCACCGGCGTCGGGTCGCCAAAGGTGAAGGCCTCGGCACGCGTGGACGCTGCAGGCGCGGTGGCGGGCAGCTGATCGGTCAACATCAAGAGATCTCCATGAAGCCGGAATTGCGCGCGGTGCGCCCTTCCAGCGGTTCGTTCTGCAGCGCGTGGAACAGTGCCCACGCAAGGTCCGCGTGGCCGGTCTCTTCGGAGCGGCCAGCGGTGAAGGTGGATTGCCGGCCGCTGGCCGTCATCGTCTTGCGGATGGCCATCAACGACTGCGCCACGTCGGTCCAGCCGGCGTCGAACTCCAGCCGGCCGTTGTGGATTACGTCGAACGCCTTGAGCACCAGGCGGGTCTTGACCTCGGGCGAGTAGCTGAAGGTGACCAGATTCGGGAAGAACTGCTTCACCAGCTGCGCCACGCCGCTGCCCATGCCCGTGGTGTCGATGCCGATGTAGGTCACCCAGTACCGGCGCGTGATGCGCTCGATCTCGGCCGCCTGCTTGGCAAAGTCCATGCCCCGGAACTGGATGCGCTCGAGCAGCCGGAACTTGCCGCCGGGCTGCTGCGGTGGCGCCAGCACGACCAGGCCGGCGGTGTCGCCGGTCTCGGCCGGGTCGTAGCCGATCCACACCGCGCGATCGCCGTAGGGGCGCGCCGCAAACGGTTTGTAGTCCTGGCCCCACTCGACCCAGCTGTCGACCATGCACGGTTGCAGCATCGCCAGCGGGAAAGATGCTAGCGCCGTCGTCAACGAAGTCGCACATCAACAGGTTGGCGAACGCGTCCGGGCTGTATTCCTCGCGCAGCTCGTCGATGTCGAACAGGTCGCAGCCACGGCGATGGGCGTCGAGGATGTTGACGATCTGCCGCCATGCACGGTCCTGGCAGCGGCGCCCGCCGGCCAGCGCGTCATGCGAAACATCGATCTGGATCCGCTGCGCGGCCGGCTTGCCCTTGTTGCGGCGCTCGCCGGTCCAGAACGTGTAGGCCTCGTGCGCCATGCTCGATGGCGTGCTGAAGTAGGTCTTGCGCCACTTCTTGTGCATCGCCATGCCGCTGGCGACCTTGTTTAACTCGTTGAACCCGTAGGTCCAGAAGAATTCGTCGAAGTAGAAATTGCCGTGGTAGCCCTGTGCGGTGCGCGCATTGGTGCCCAGGAAGAACAGCTCGGCGCCGTTGGGAAACACGATGGTGTCGCCGCCGGACAGCGTCTCATCGATCGTCTCGCGCACGAACTGCTGCATGTAGCCACGGAACAGGTGCGCCTGCGCCTTGGAGGCACTGAGGAAGATCTGATTACGCCCGGTGGTGAGCGCGTCAATCAGCGCCTCGCGGGCAAAGTAGTACGTCGCGCCGATCTGGCGCGACTTCAGGATGATGCGGGTGCGCTCGTTGCCTGCCCGGTACCAGTCGCGCTGATAGTCGAAGCAGCCGTCGACGAACGCGGTGGTCAGCTGCTCGATCTGTTCCTCAGTGAAGTCGTTGCGCTTGGGTTTCTTCTTCGGTGCGGCATTGCGATTGGCGACAGCCGGATTCAAGTCGGCTTCATTGCCGCCGCCCTGGTAGCGCTGGATGCGCGCCTGGCGCTCCAGCTGCCGATGCAGTAGATCGATTTCCTTGAAGTCGCCGCCTGACTTTTCCGGCTTCATGATCAACACAACCAGCCGCGCTTCGAGCGCGCCACCGATGCGCTCAACGTTATCTGCGCGATCCCACTCGTCACGCGACTTCCAGCTGTGTACAGTCTTCTCGTTCTCGCCGATGGCCTGCGCAATTTCCGTCACGCGCCATCCCATCCAGTACAGGAACTTGGCCTGTCTGCGGGTGTCCATCGGGAGCTGGGTGGCAACGCTTTGCATGCCACCAGAGTGAAGCGCTCCTTCTAATCTCGACAGCGCATAGACACGTAATCGCAGCGTTTACACGGCGCTTGCGTTGCTGCGCCATGCGCTGCGTTTGACCATGGGTTATCGCAAACGCATCCAGCGCAGAGGACACCCATGTCGGGCAAGACCAAGAAGTTCCGTTCCAACTGGTTCCGCGTGGCCGTCGAAGGCGCCACCACCGATGGCCGCACGATTCAGCGCAGCTGGATTGACGACATGGCCGCCACCTACAACCGCGAAACCTACAACGCCCGCATCTGGATCGAGCACATGCGCAGCCTGCTACCGGACTCGCCGTTCCGTGCGTATGGCGATGTCACCGCAGTGAAAGCCGAAGAGGTGGAGATCGACGGCAGCAAGCGTCTGGCGCTGTTTGCACAGATCGAGCCGACCGCCGACCTGATCACCATCAACAAGTCCAAGCAGAAGCTCTACACCAGCATCGAGGTGCAGGAGAAGTTCGCCAACACCGGCAAGGCGTATCTGGTTGGCCTGGCCGTCACCGATTCGCCGGCCAGCCTGGGCACCTCCATGCTCAGCTTCGCCAGCCAGAATCCGGACGCCAATCCGCTGGCCGATCGCAAGCAGTCACCGGGCAACCTGTTCACCGTTGCCGAAGAAACCGCGCTGGAATTTAGCGAAGTCAGCGAAGGACCGGTCGCCAACCTGCTCAGCCGGATCCGCACCGCGCTCAAGAGCGAGGACGCCACCAGCATCACCGCCGAGCAGTTCGCAGACCTCGGCCAGGGCGTCGAAGAAATCGCCGAGCACGTGCGCGGCCAGGACGAGCGCTTCACCCGCCTGCAGGCCGAGCACGCCGAACAGAAGACCAAGCATGAGCAGCTGGCAAACGACCTGGCGCAGCTGCGCGAGTCGCTGTCGCAGCAGGCCGACCCCGCACAGCCCGCACGCCCGGTGGTCACCGGCAGCGGCGCGGCCGTGCTGACCGACTGCTGATCCCACATCCCACACACGCCGCAGCGCCACATCCTTCGGAGCCACCATGCAAAACGCCACCCGCCTGCAGTTCAACCAGTTCGCCGAGCAGATCGCCAAGCTCAACGGCATTACCTCCGCGTTCCACTCGTTCGCTGTCGATCCGACCGTGCAGCAGAAGCTGGAAACGCGCATGCAGGAGTCGAGCGAGTTCCTGTCCAAGATCAACATCATCCCGGTGGACGAGTTGTCCGGCCAGAAGGTGGGTATCGGCGTCACCGGTAGCATCGCCAGCCGCACCGACACCGGCGCTGGCAAGACGCGCACCCCGCGCAACATGGCCGCGCTCGACAAGAACGAGTACGTCGCCAAGAAGACCGACTTCGACACCGCCATCCCGTATGCGCTGCTCGATACTTGGGCCAAGTTCCCGGACTTCCAGGCGCGCCTGCGCGATGCCATCGTCAAGCGCCAGGCACTGGATCGCCTGCAGATCGGGTTCAACGGCACGCATGCGGCCGCCGATACCGATCGCGCCGCGTTCCCGCTGCTGGAAGACGTCAACGTCGGCTGGCTGCAGCAGTACCGTACCAACGCTGCGCAGCGCGTGTTGGCCAGCGGCAAGGCCGCCGGCAAGGTGGTCATCGGTGGCGCAGCTGCCGGCGCTGACTACGGCAACCTCGATGCGCTGGTCTTCGACGTGGTGAGCAACCTGCTCGACCCCTGGCACCGCAAAGACCCGAGCCTGGTCGTGGTGCTGGGCCGCGACCTGATGCACGACAAGTATTTCCCGATGGTCAACAAGGAGCAGCCGGCCAGCGAGAAGATCGCCACCGACTTGATCTTGAGCCAGCGCCGCGTCGGCGGCCTGCAGGTGGCCGAGGTGCCGTACCTGCCGGACGGCGCGTTGATGGTCACCTCGCTTGCGAACCTGTCGATCTACTACCAGACCGGCGGCCGTCGCCGTTACATCCAGGAAGTGCCGGCGCGCGATCGCATCGAGAACTACGAGTCCTCCAACGATGCCTACGTGATCGAAGACTACGGCCTGGGCTGCGTGGTCGAGCACATTGAGATCGAGGCTTAAGCCATGGCCGACAGTCCCGCCAAGCGTCACCACAGCCGCGTGCTCGCCGAGTTGGAAGCGGCCCAGCGCGCACCGCACCAGCTGATGGCCGGTGCCACCGCCTACGAGCAGCACATGGCGCAGTTGCAAAGCGATCGCCTGCGCTTGAAGCAGATCCAGTCCACCCAAGGCAAGGCAGCGCTCAAGGTGCAGCTGCTGCCAACCTATGTGCCGTATCTGGCCGGCGTGCTGGCCGGCGGCCAGGGCGCGCAGGACGAGGTCGTCATGACGTGCATGGTGTGGCGCATTGATGCCGGCGACTATGCCGGCGCGCTGGAGCTGGGCGCGTATGTGCTCAAGCACGGCTTGCAGATGCCCGACCGCTTCTCTCGCACGGTCGGCTGTGTGCTGGCCGAGGAAGTCGCCGAGGCGGCGTTGTCCGCGCAGAAGACCGGCCAAGCGTTCGATGCGGCCGTGCTGGCCGATACCGCCACGCTGACCGCCGAACAGGACATGCCCGATGAGGTGCGCGCCAAGTTGCACCTGGCACTCGCCCGCGCATCGTTGGCAGCTATCACCGATGAGACGCCCGCCGACCAGGCGCAACCCATCGTGGCCGCCGCTGTGGCCGATCTGCAGCGCGCCATCGCACTGCACGGCAGCTGCGGCGGCAAGAAGGATCTGGAGCGTGCCGAGCGCCTCCTGAAGAAGTTCAGCGCTGAGCCTGCGGGCACCAGCGCATAACCGAGCGTCCCCGCAACCCTCGCCGGCTCGGGGCTGATCCACAGCACTCCATCGCTGCGGTGACGCCCCGACCACCGGCGATCTTTTCCGAGCCATCCATGAGCGGATTCACTGCCACCGGCACCACCGGCGCCACGCCTGATGCAATCGCCAACGCGCCGTTCTGGCCGGCGATTGCACCGGCCGATGTGCGGGCGAGCATGCGCCTGGATGGCACCGTCACCGATGCGCGTCTGCGCCACGCCATCGTCGCCGCCATGTTGGCGGTCAACGATGAGCTGCAGACCTGGGCGCAGACGCAACAGGCGGCTGGCTACGCGGCATTGAGCGATGTGCCCAGCACCACCGTCGATGGCGTCTCGCGGCGCGTGCAGCTGTACCTGCGCGCGGTGGCGTGTGCCACCGCCGTCGAGGTGGCAGAGCGCTACCGCAGCTTCGACGCCACCGACAGCGCGAACCAGCGCGCCGACGACCTGTCACCCAGCATCACCGAGCTACGCCGCGACCAACGCTGGGCCGTGCGCGATCTGCAGGACAAACCACGCAGCACGGTGGAGCTCATCTGATGCGCGTGCACGCCATGCAAGGCGACACCGTCGACCTGCTGTGCTGGCGCCACCTGGGCAGCACGGCCGGCCTGGTCGAGCGCACCTACCTTCTCAATCCCGGCCTGGCCGAACTGGGCGCCGTGCTTCCGCACGGCACGCCAGTGGAGTTGCCCGAGGTAACTACCACCACAGCGGCAATGACGCCGCTTGTGCAGCTATGGGACTGATCTGATGACCGAACCCACCTCCGTATCGAGCGGCTTTTTGATCGCCACCGGTGTGGGCCTCGCATCCGTGCTGCCTGGCATCGACGGCGACGCGCTGATCGGCGCCTTCGCGGGCGGCGCGCTGTTCGTGGTGTCTGCCGCCAAGCAGCCGCTGTTGGCGCGGTTGATCTACTTCCCGGTGAGCGTGATCGCCGGCTACCAGCTGGCGCCGGAAATCCTGCGCTGGTTGCCGATCAAGTCCAGTGGCGTGGCCGCCTTCGCCAGCGCGGCGTGTGCCATCACCGTCACGCTGGGCCTGATCGAAAAGAGCAAGTCCTTCGACTTTTCCTTCCTACGTCGTGGAGGTCCGCCCAGTGCATAGCCTGGTCACCGTCCTGACGTTGATGGCCTCGCTCGCCATCTGCGTCCGCCTGCTTACCTACCACCGCCCGGTCGATGCGCGCCATCGACGCGGCGCGGGCTGGTGCGCGTGGCTGCTGATCGCCAGCACCGGCGGCCAGGCGCTGCACATCCTGCTGGCAGGCGCCGGCTCGCAAGTCAGTCTCTGGCACCTGGGCACGTTGATCGTGCTGGCGGTGCTTACCTACCGCGCCCAGGGCAACGTGGCGCGCATCCTCAAGGTCGATTGATGTTCACCGATACCCAGCTCGCCTCGATCATGCAGTGCTCGGCCCAACGCGCACAGCGCTGGCACGGCCCACTGCTCGCTGCCGCCAACCGCTTTGGCATCACCACCAAGCGCCGCGCCGCACATTGGCTCGGCCAGGTCGGCCACGAAAGCCTGAGCCTGTCGCGCATGGAGGAAGGCCTGACTTACACCACCAGCGCCCGGCTGCTGGAAGTCTTCGGCGCACGCATCACGCCGGCACAAGCGCCCAAGTTCCTGCGCAATCCGGTCGGCCTGGCCAACTTCGTCTACGCAGATCGCCTGGGCAACGGTAACGAAGCCAGCGGCGATGGCTATCGCCACCGGGGCCGTAGCCCGATGCAGCACACCTTCCGGGGCAACTACCGCCGTATCGGTGAGCTGATCGGCCTGCCCGTCGAAGACCAGCCCGACCTGTTGCTGCAGATCGAACCGAGCGCCCTGGGTGCGGCCGCGTACTGGCACGACAACGGCCTCAACGCGCTGGCCGATGCGGGCGATGTGCTTGGCCTGGGCCGCAAGATCAACCTGGGCAACGTGCGTGCCAAGCGCTTGCCAGAGGGCCACAGCGATCGCGTCACGCGCACGCAGCGCGCCCTGCAGATCCTGGGCGTGTCCTGATGGTCACGCGCCTGATCATCCTGCTGGCGCTGATTGCAGTGCTCGTCGGTGGCTGCGTGTGGCAGGAGCGGCGCGTCAGCGCCGCGCAGACAGACCGCGATGCCGCGCTGCAGGCCAAGCGCCGGGCCGAGGCGGAACGCGACAGCGCCAAAGGCTCCACCACCGTCGTCACGCAGTACGTCGACCGCGTGCAGATCGTGCGCGAGGCCGGCGCCACCATCACCCGCGAGATCCCGATCTATGTCACCCAGAAAGCCGACGCTGATTGCACTATCCCTTCTGGCTTTGTGCGGCTGCACGATGCCGCCGCAACGGGCAACCCTACCGGGCCGCCCGCCGGAGATCCTGATGCGCCGGCCGCCGGCATTACGCTCTCTGCCGTCGCCGGTACCGTCGCCGACAACTACACCAGCTGCCACGCCACCGCCACGCAACTGAGTGCGCTGCAGGACTGGGTCGACCTCCATGCGCCTGAGCCGGCGCCATGATCAAACCCGCCAGCCTGCGCGCGCATCTGGTCGCGGCATTGCCGGACCTGGCGCGCGATGCCGACCGGCTGTTGGTGTTCATCGACGCCGGCAGCCTGGTCAGCACGTTCCAGCCCGGGCTGTCGTTCGAGTACCAGTACACGCTCAACCTGATCCTGACCGACTACGCCGGCCACCCCGACAGCGTGATGCTGCCGTTGCTGGAATGGGTGCAAGCCAGTCAATCCGAGCTGCTGTCCAATCCGGCGCGCCGGGGCGAGATTGCCTTCGAGGCCGACATCCTCGCCAACGATGCCGTGGATCTGTCGATCAAGTTGCCGCTGACCGAGCGCGTCGTCGTGACGGCGAAGGACGGCGGCGGCTACGACATGACCCATGCGCCTGAGCCGCAGATCGACCCGTCATGGATGACCTGACCGCACTGGAAGCCTGGGCCGCGCCGCTGCTGGCACGCCTGCAGGAGGGTGAGCGCCGCAAGCTCGCGCGCAAGATCGGCACCGCCCTGCGGCGATCGCAGAGCCAGCGCATCGGTCGACAACAGGCACCGGACGGGACACCCTACGCACCGCGCAAGGAGCCGCTGCGCGACAAATCCGGCAGAGTCAAACGCAAAAAGATGTTTGCCAAGCTGCGGCAAGCCAAGTTCCTCAAGGTCAGCGCCAGCCCCAATGAGGTGAGCGTGGGATTTATGGGGCGCGTGTCACGCATTGCACGCGTGCACCAAGAAGGCTCAAGCGAAAGCGTGCGGCCTAGAGGTCCAAGGGCACGTTACGAACGGCGCGTGCTGTTGGGGCTCACCGAGCCAGACCGGCACCTCATCCGAAACCAGCTCTTGAATCACCTACAATAATGTACGTCTAGTTCTTTCTATTTATATTTGAATAAATTCAATATTTGCCCAGGGCGCTGTTCTCGCTTGGACCAGCAACGAATATCTGATGAATGCAATTTTCATAGCTACATCCCTCCCGCCAACCGTGCACCTACCATTGGGGCAACGGCCAACAACAATTACGTCAATTGTATTGGCAGTACAAGAATGCTTACCTGGCGTAGAAATACAGCGCATGCGATAGCGCCTCCCACAAGAAGCACCGTTATCCCATAGACCCTCCGAAACTGTCACGACCAAGTAGTTTCGGCTGCTGACTGTATCTTCAGATATATTGCAACCCTGAACAAAGTCAGCAGGACGAGAAGCGTTATTTCCATAAAAACTAATGGAGCCAATGTCTGCAAATGCGGCCGAAGAAATGAGCAGACCTACTGCCAAGACGCTAGCTCCAAGCGTATTTTTGTGTTTCATAAGTACTCCCATGCGGACATAAACTGTCTCAGGTCGCGCATTTCAGCCACATCAAATATGCGAAGATCTGTTGCCGCTTACGATTTGAAAGTAGCTATCAATTTTTTGTAGAACGAGACCCGACAAGTCGCTGCCTGCAAACTTCCTGAGGTGGCACGAGATCATTGCGTACCGTTCGACGCAATCATCTGATGACTTCTTTCACCGCGGTTGACCTGTCAAGGCTCCAAGCGCCCGACCTGATTGAGTCGCTGGACTTCGAGACAATCTTTAGCGAGGCGCTTGCCCAATTTCAGAAGCTGATGCCGGAGTTCTCCGCGCTCACCGAAGCCGACCCGGTCTACAAGCTCGTGCAGCTATTCGCGGCTCGCGAGCTGCTGCTTCGCCAACGTGCCAACGACAAAGCACAGCAGACCATGCTGGCCTTCGCAACCGGCACCAACCTTGATCACCTCGGCGCACTGTTCGGCGTAGCGCGCCTGGTACTCGATCCGGGCCAATCTGAAAACAGCATTGCGCCGACTTATGAGTCGGACGTGGACTTCCGCCGCCGGATCCAACTGGCGCCGGAGGGCTTCAGCGTTGCCGGCCCCGAGGGCGCCTACATCTATCACGCGCTCAGCGCGGCGGCCGATGTCATGGACGCCAGTGCCACCAGCCCTGCGCCTGGGCAGGTACTGGTCACCGTGCAATCACGCAAGGGCGATGGCACCGCACCGCAGTTACTGCTTGACCAAGTCGCCGCCGTCCTCACCAATGCTGACGTGCGCCCCTTGACCGACGAGGTCGCTGTCCAGAGCGCGCAGATCGTCCTGTACGCCATTCGCGGGCGCGTTTACACCTACGCCGGCCCCGACTCTGCGGTGGTTATGCGCGAGGCACTGCGCAACCTGCAGGCCTATCTCGCCGAAGCGCATCGGATCGGCCGCGACGTGCCGGAATCGGCCATCAAGGCCAAGTTATTCGTCGATGGCGTACAGCGTGTTGAGCTGGACTCGCCGGCTGCCGACATTCGGATCAGCCGCACGCAGGCTGCGTACTGCATCTCGATCGACATCGTGCACGCCGGCATCGATGAGTAGTTCACCGCTCCCGCCCAACGCCACGCCGATGGAGCGCGCCGTCGCCGCCGTCACCGAGCGCCTGGCCGCGATCCCGTTGCCGTATCCGGACCTATGGAACCCGGACACGTGCCCCGCAGGCCATCTGCCATGGCTGGCCTGGACCTTGTCTGTCGACGACTGGAAAGCCGACTGGAGCGACGCGGTCAAGCGCTCGCGCCTGCGCAGCGCCATGGCGATCCAGCGCCGCAAGGGCACCGCCAACAGCGTGCGGATGGTGGTCGAGTCCTTCGGCGGCGCGGTGGCCATCCGCGAGTGGTGGCAACAAGAGCCGCGTGGCCAGCCGCACACCTTCGAGCTCGCACTGACACTGACCGGCGCCGATGGACAAAGTGCCAGCGCCCGGTTCGTGGAGGAGGTCATCGCCGAGGTCGAGCGCACCAAGCCCGTGCGGGCGCATTTCACCTTCACCCAAGGATTTCAGGCCGAGGCCCGACTCAACGTCGTGGCACGCGGCAGAGCCACCGTCTTCGTGCGCCTGCAGGGCGATGCGAGCTAGAGAGCACAAATGCCCGGACTTAAACTCAAGATCACCACCGCCGGCCGCCAGGCTCTGATCAACGCCGAGCAAACCGGCACCCACGCGGTCACCATTGCCGCGGTGGGTCTGACCAGCGCCGCATTCGCGGCTCAGGCCGGCCTCACCGCGCTACCTGCCGAGATCAAGCGCCTGACCACCATCGGGGGCTCGGTCACAGCCAAGGACACGATTCACGTCTCGGTGCGCGACGAATCGAGCACCGCCTACAGCTGTTACGGGTTCGGCCTCTACCTGGCCGACGGCACGCTGTTCGCCGCGTACGGCCAGCCCGCATTGCTGGTGGAGAAGTCCGGCGCCGCCTCGGTGCTGCTGGCGATCGACGTGATGCTGGCCGACGTCGATACCGCGCAGATCACCTTCGGCGCCACCAACTTCACCGACCCTGCGGCAACCGTCGACGTGCCAGGCGTGGTTCGCCTGGCCACAGACGCCCAGGCCATCGCCGGCCTGGACAAAGAGCGGGCGGTGTCGCCGGCCAACCTGCTCGCATCGCTCGACCAGCGCCTGGGCGCCATGGGGCCGACCGAATTCATCAAGGAGCTGCTGTCGCGCCCCACGGCGGCGACTGCCCGCAGCCTTCTGGGGATTCGCACGGCTGCACTCAGCGACGCCGGCCACGGCAACGGTCTGGATGCGGACACACTGGATGGTCGCCAGGGCGAGTGGTACCGCGATTTCCGCAACATGCTCAACGTGCCGCAATCGTTCCTGCTGCCTGGTCAGATCGTCGTCATGGCCTCGCTCTATCCGCCAGCCGGCCTGCTGCTGTGTGATGGCGCAGCAGTCTCGCGTGCTAAGTATGCCGCGCTGTTCGCAGCTATCGGCACCATCTACGGCGCAGGCGATGGCAGCACGACGTTCAATCTCCCGTTGATGCGTGAAGGCACCACCGTCACGCATACCAACTCCGCACAGTTCGTCGGCGTCCACAGCGCCGGGCAAGTGATCAGCCATACGCATGGCGCCAGCGCTGCAGCCGTGGGAGACCACGCGCACTACACCGCGCTCGGCGCAGCCGGTATTCACGCGCATGGTGCCAGCAGTAATCCGGCTGGCGACCATGCCCATGGCGCGTGGACCGATACGCAGGGCTGGCACGGGCACAGCGGCAGCACCAGTGCCTCTGGTGATCACCAGCACCCGGGAGTGATCCCGTCAGGCTCGGTCAACGGCTATGGCGTCTATCGCGAGCGCGACAACGATGCGGCGCCTTCAGATGGCTGGACAGGTGCGGGCGGTAACCACGCCCACAGCTTCGGGACAGAAGGCGCGGGCAACCATGCACACAACATCGGCATGAACGGCTCCGGCAATCACACCCACGGCATCGGCATCGCCGAGGGTGGCAATCACGTCCACGTCGTGGACCACCGCGGCGCCGGCGCACACAACCATGCCATCACCGTCAATGCCACCGGCGGCACCGACAACCTTCCTGCCGGCCTTCGCATGAGCTACTGCATCGCCTACTGAGGACTCACCATGACCGCAACGCTCCCACGCACCAGTACCGCCTACGCCTTTGATCCGATCACCGGCGAGTTTACCGGCCCGGTGGTCGTCTATCTCTCTGAGCTGGAAGGCCGCTACCCGCTGCCGCCCAACACGGTGTCCACCGCACCGGCAGCACCTGCAGGTCTTTATCAGCGTCATCGTCTGTCGCCAGCGAAGGGAACGTGGGAGGTGGTTCCGGACTACCGGGGCGTGATGCTCTACAGCACCGACACCGCCACCCCCGTCGCCAACACGCTGGCATTGGGCGATGCCCTGCCACTGGGATGCACGACCTCGCAGCCGATCGCATTTCTTCCCGGCGACTTCCGCCGTAACGTGTGGGACGATGCACGTGCCAGCTGGCGCGCAGATCCCGATTACAGCGCAGCGCTGGTGTGGGAAAAAGCCACCGGCGCGATCGCACCGCGACTGGACGCCGGCATCGAACTACCCGGGCAGCTGACCACCGTTGCACCGCCCATGACGGTCGACGGAACGTTGCAGTGGGACGAGGCAGCGCAGAGGTGGACTGTGCTGCCACGCTCGCCGGATGCTGCTGAGCTGTAGCCCCCAGCGGTACGCCGCAACAGCCGTGCTTAGAACAGTGCAGCCATCGACCATGGCTACATGGGCTCCGCATCCTCCGCACTGAGTAACGCTATTCGCCTCGGCGCCGTCGCCGAGGTGAATCTCGCCACCGCGCGATGCCGTGTGCAGGTCGGCGAGATGCTGACCGATTATCTGCCTTGGGTGGTCACCCTGGCCGGCACCACCATCATCTGGTCGGCGCCCGCGATCGGCGAGCAAGTCGTGGTGCTGTCGCCGGCGGGTGACCTGGCCGATGGCCTGGTGCTACGCGGCCTTTACTCTGACCAATTCGCAGCGCCCGCCGCATCCGACACACTGCACGTGCTGCGCTTTGCCGATGGCGCGCAGATCCACTACGACACCGACGCGCATGCGCTTCAGGCCACGCTACCCAGCGGCGGGACCGCGTCCATCACCGCCGATGGCGGCATCACGCTCAACGGCCCGCTAACGGTCAACGGCGCCACCCAGATCAATGGCGACGCCGGCATTACCGGCACTGCCACCGTCGACACCGACGTGGTCGGCGGCGGGATCAGCCTCAAGAACCACAAGACGACCGGCGTCACCGCCGGCAGCGCGCTCAGCGGTGGGCCGCAGTGATCGGCGTCGATGCCACCACCGGGCGTGTGATTCAGGGCGAGCAACACCTGGCCCAGTCGATCGCCTGCATCCTCACCACACCCATCGGCACACGCGAGCAGCGCCGCGACTTCGGCTCGCTGCTGCCGGAGCTGATCGATCAGCCGTTCAACGGCGCCACCCGCACGTTGCTCTACGGCGCTACCGCTACTGCATTGATGCGCTGGGAACCGCGCCTGCGCCTGACCCGCGTCGGCCTAGTCGTCGGCGACACGCCCGGCAGCTTCGTGCTGACCATCGAAGGCCAGCGCACCGACGTTGCCCCAGCCAATGCGCGCTCGCGCCTGACCATTCCGCTCCGCTTCCGCACGTCCTGATCGAGGAACCTATGTCCACTGCCTACCACCACGGCGTCCGCGTCATCGAAGTCAGCGCCGGCACGCGCACCATCCGTACCGTCTCCACCGCTGTCGTCGGCCTGGTCGCCACGGCCGCCGATGCGGATGAGAAAATTTTCCCGTTGAACAAGCCAACGCTGATCACCGACGTGCTCGGTGCAATCGCCAGCGCCGGCACCCAGGGCACCTTGCGCGCCACGCTGCAGGGCATCGCCGATCAGACCAATCCGGTGACCATCGTTGTGCGTGTGGCCGATGGCGAAGATGCTGCCAAGACGTCGAGCAATGTCATCGGCGAGGCCAAGTCCAGCGGCTATACCGGCCTGTATGCGCTGCTCGCGGCACAAGCACAGCTGGGCGTGCGCCCGCGCATCCTGGGCGCGCCGGGTCTGGATACGCTGCCGGTTGCCAAAGCACTGGCGACCATCGCAAAGAAGCTGCGCGCCATGGCCTATGTGCGCCCGGTGGCTGAGACCGTCGCCGAGGCCGTGACGTATCGCGGTCAGTTCAGCGACCGCGAGCTGATGCTGATCTGGCCGGACTTCCTGGCCTTCGACACCGCCACCAGCACCACGACCGCCGCGTATGCCACCGCACGTGCGCTCGGCCTGCGCGCCAAGATCGACACCGAGCAGGGCTGGCACAAGAGTCTGTCCAACGTGCCGGTGGCCGGCGTCACCGGCATCTCCAAGGATGTGCACTGGGATCTGCAGGATCCGGCTACCGATGCCGGTGTGCTCAACGAGGGCGACATCACCACGCTGGTGACGTTCAACGGGCAACGCTTCTGGGGGTCGCGCACGTGTGCGGAGGACAGCATGTTCACCTTCGAGACAGCCACGCGCACTGCTCAGATCCTGGCCGACACCATTGCCGAGGGCGTGGCGTTCTACGTCGATAAACCGATGCATCCCTCGCTGGTCAAAGACCTGCTGGAAACGATCAACGCCAAGTTCCGCGACCTCAAATCGTCCGGCTATCTGATCGATGCCAACGCCTGGTACGACGGCACCGTCAACAGCGCCACCACGCTCGCCGACGGTGCGCTGCGCATCGACTACGACTACACCCCGGTGCCGCCGCTGGAGAACCTGCAGCTGTACCAGAAGATCACCACCAGCTACCTGGCCGACTTTGCCGACCGCGTTAACGCGTAACGCACCTGACTTAGATTCCCGGAGAACCCCATGGCGTTGCCCAAGAAACTTAAGGCGCTCAACCTGTTCAACGACGGTGAGAGCTATCTCGGCCAGGTCGTCGAAGTGAAGCTGCCCACGCTGTCCCGCAAGATGGAGGAATACCGTGGCGGCGGAATGAATGGCCCGGTCGACATCGACTTCGGCCAGGAGAAGATCGAGCTGGAATGGAAGTGCGGCGGCCTGATGCGCGGCGTGCTGAACCAATACGGCGCAACCACCCACAACGCGGTACAGCTGCGCTTTGCCGGCGCCTACCAGCGCGACGACACCGCCGAGGTGGATGCGGTGGAGGTGGTCGTGCGCGGCCGCCACAGCGAGATCGATCCGGGCACCGGCAAGTCCGGCGATGACACCGAGTTTTCGGTCAAGACCTCGGCCAGCTACTACAAGCTGACCATCAACGGCGCCACCGTGATCGAGATCGATCTGGTGAACATGACCGAGATCGTCAACGGCGTGGATCTGCTCGCCGCTCAACGCCGCGCCATCGGCGCCTGACCTTTCCGGCCTGGCGCCGCCGGGCCTCCCCTTGAGACGTTCCGATGACCCCGACCTTTTCCCCCGCCATTTCCCTCGACCAGCCGATCGTACGCGGCGAGCAGACCATCACCGACCTCAAGGTGCGCAAGCCTGGCGCCGGTGAACTGCGCGGCCTCAAGCTCGCCGAGCTGCTTCAGATGGATGTCACTGCGCTGGCAACGCTGCTGCCACGCATTTCCTCGCCCACGCTGACCACCGCCGACGTCAATGCGATGGATCCGGCTGACCTGCTGACAGTCGGCCAGGAGGTCGCGCTTTTTTTCTTGCCGAAGGCACAGAGGGAAGCGGACTTCCCGACTGCGTAGAGGATGCGATGGCCGACATCGCGGCCATCTTCCATTGGCCGCCGTCTGAAATGGACGGCTGGTCGCTGCACGAACTCACGGCGTGGCGCGAGCGTGCCCGCCTGCGAAGCGGAGCCGAATGATGCCCCACCCGAACCATGAGGCCGCCTAAATGGCGGCCTCTGACAATCTGCGCCTGCAGGTCATCCTGGCCGCTGTCGATCGCGCCACCGGCCCGTTCCGCCGTGTGCTCAGTGGGAGCCGTGGCGTTGCCACCGCACTACGCAACCAGCGCGACGCGCTGCATCAGCTCAACAGCCAACACCGCGACATCGGCGCCTATCGCGAGCAGGTCGCTATGGCGCAGCGCGCCAAGGCCGCGCTCGATGCGCAACGGCAATCGGTGCGCACGCTCGCCCAGCAGATCAAGGCGACCGGCACGCCTACCGCTGCAATGAATGCCGAGTTCGAGCGCGCTGTGCGCACCGCGCGCGAGCTCAAGACCGCACACGGCGCGCAGGAGGCCGGCCTACAGCGCCTGCGTGGTCGCCTGGAGACGGCCGGAATCAGCACCCGCGAGCTGGTCACGCACGAGCGCCGCCTGCGCAGCGAGATCGACAGCACCAATACCGCCATGCGCACCCATCAGCAGCGACTGGTGGCGATCGACGCTGCCCAGCGTCGCAGCGCCCGCATCCAAAGCGCCGGCCTGCAGGCGAGCGCTTATGGCGCCGGCATGGCGTTCGCCGGCCAGCGCGCACTGGGCGCATCTGTGCTGCCGATCAGCGATGCGATGGAGTTTGAGTCGGCCATGGCCGACGTGCGTAAGGTGGTGGACTTCAAGACGCCGCAGCAGTTCTTGCAGATGGGTCGCGATGTCGAGAACCTCTCGATGCGTTTGCCCATGCTGCCGGCCGAGATTGCCAAGATCGTCGCGGCCGCCGGCCAGGCGGCCATCCCGCGCCAGGAGCTGGTCCGCTTCGCCGAGGATGCGGCCAAGATGGGCGTGGCCTTCGACAGCAGCGCCGAGGAAGCCGGCCAGACCATGGCCACCTGGCGCACAGCGTTTCGCATGGGCCAGGCCGAGGTCGTCGTGCTGGCCGACAAGATCAACTATCTCGGCAACACGGGACCTGCCAGCGTCAACAAGATCAGCGCGGTGGTGAACCGCATTGGCGCCCTGGGCGAGGTGGCCGGCCTGCAGAGCGGACCGCTGGCGGCGCTGGGCGCCACCGTCGCCGGCATGGGCATCGAGTCGGAAGTCTCGGCCACCGGCATCAAGAACATGCTGCTCACCCTGGCCTCGGGCGAGTCGGCGACCAAAAGTCAGCGCGAGGCCTTCGAAAAGCTCAGCATCAAGGCCACCGACATGGCCCAGGTCATGCAGAAGGACGCAGGCGGCGCGATCATGTCAGTGCTGCAGAAGCTGCGGGCACTGCCCAAGGCCGAGCAGGCCGCGACAATGACGCAGCTGTTCGGGCGCGAGTCGATTGGTGCGATCGCGCCACTTCTGACCAATCTGGAGCTGCTGCAGGGCAACTTCGCCAAGGTCGCCGACGCGCAGCGCTACGGCGGCTCGATGTCGGCCGAGTACGCATCGCGGGTGGCCACCTCGGCCAACTCGCTGCAGCTGCTGAAAAACACCGCTGTGGTGGTGTCGCAATCGATCGGTCAGGCGCTGCTGCCGCAGTTCAAGGAACTGACCGAGCGCACGGCTGGCGTGGTCGGCCAGGTCACGACGTGGATCCGCGCCAATCCGGTGCTGGTGGGTGCGATCGCCAAGACGGCGATCGCCGGCGCCGCGCTGGTCACGATCCTGGGCGGGCTGCTGGTGGCCGGCGGTGTGGCAGCGATGGCGTTCTCGCAGATCCACGGCGCCGTCGCGCTGCTGTCCGGTGGCGGTGGGTTCGGCGCACTGATCCGCCAGGTGCTGTCGTTCGGCGGCCGCGTGCTGCCGATGCTCGCCAATGGCGCACGCCTGCTGCTGCCGCTGCTCGGCGGCGTCAGCCTACCGGTGTTGGCGATTGGTGCGGCCGTCGCGGCGGTGGCGCTGCTGGTGTGGAAGTACTGGGGGCCGATCAAGGCCTTCGCCATCGGGGTGTGGCAAGGCATTGTCGATGTTGCCGCGCCGGTGCTGGCCGAGCTGCAGGCCGCGCTCGCGCCGCTCGGCCCGGTATGGGACACGGTGGCCGCCGCAATGGGCCAGGCCTGGGTGTGGGTCAAGCAGCTGCTGACGCCGTTTGAGGCCACCACCGCCCAGTTGCACGGTGCAACGCAGGCCGGGCGCGGCTTCGGGCAAATCCTGGGCGCGGTGCTGGTCACCCAGCTGCAGCTGGCGGTCAAGGCGATCGGCTGGCTGGTGCAGGCGTTTGTATATGTGCTGCCGGTGATCAAGCAGATCCTCGGCGGCGTCTGGCAAACCGTCCAGGGCACCTGGTCGTTGATCGTAGGCGTGTTCACCGGCAACGGCGATCGCATCCGCCAGGGGCTGCTGCAGCTATGGGCCGGCATCAACCTGCAGCTGGCCAACTGGCCGGCCCGGATGCTGCAGGCCGGTGCGGACATGATCACCGGCCTTGTGCAGGGCATCCGCTCCAAGCTCAGCGCCGCCAGCAACGCAATCGCCAGCGTGGGCACCGGCGTGGTCGATCGGTTCAAGGGCTTGCTTGGCATACACAGCCCCTCGCGCGTGTTCGCCCAACTGGGCGACTTCACCATGCAAGGCCTCACCGTCGGCCTACAGCGCGGCCAGGGTGCGCCTGTGCAGGCCGTCACGGCGCTCGGCAACCGCATGCGGGTGGTGGGCGCCGGCCTGGCTTTGGCGACGGCCACGGCGCCCGTGGCGGCGATCGACAGCCGGGCACCGCTATCGGCCCCTGTGCGCGCCGCCAGTGCGCCGGCAACCGGGAACAGCTACGTCATCCATGTCCATGCCGCACCGGGCATGGATGCCAATGTACTGGCGCGCGAAGTCGCTCGCCAGATCGAAGAGCGCGACCGGCGCGCCGCGGCGACCCGCCGCTCCAGCCTGCGCGACGACTGAGGATCCACCCCGATGATGATGTCCTACGGCACATTTGTGTTCGCCCTCGACAGCGCCGCGTTCCTGCAGCTGCAGCGGCAAATGAGCTGGCGCCATGCCACCAGCGAGCGCGTTGGCGCGCGGCCGGCCAGCCAGTTCTTGGGTCCGGGCGATGACACCGTCGAGCTGTCGGGCCTGATCGCGCCCGAACTCACCGGCACGCGTGCCTCGCTGGACACGCTGCGCGAGCTGGCTGCAGACGGCGAGCCATTGCCGTTGGTGGATGGTGCCGGGGTGGTCTACGGGCCGTATCTGCTGCTGACGGTCAACGAGACCGCGTCGCTGTTCTTCGAGGACGGCACACCGCGCCGGATCGAGTTCCAGCTCAGCCTGCGCCGCGCCGACGACATCGCGCCGGAGACGGCCGCATGAGCTACCCGATTCCACAGTGGCGGGTGGTGCTCGATGGCGTCGACCTCACCGAGCGCATTGCACCACGTCTGCTCGATCTCACCCTCACCGAATGCCGGGGCGGCGAAGCCGACCAACTGGATCTGCGCATCCACGACCACGACGGTAAGATGGCGCTGCCCAAACGCGGCGTACGCCTGGCTGTGGCGCTGGGATGGAAAGCCACCGGCCTGGTCGACAAAGGCACGTTTATCGTGGATGAGGTGGAGTACAGCGGCGCGCCGGACATCATCACTATCCGGGCGCGTAGCGCAGATTTGACTGCAAACATGCGCACACGCCGCGAGCGCAGCTGGCACAACACGACGCTGGGCGCCGTGCTCAATACGCTCGCCGGTGAGCACGGCCTGACGCCGCGCGTGGTGGAGGCGCTAGCGCGCATCAAACTGTCCCATCTTGACCAGGCCAACGAGAGCGATATGAATCTGCTCACTCGGCTGGGGCAACGGTTCGATGCGGTCGCGACGGTCAAAGCTGGGGCGCTTCTGTTTACACCGATTGGTGCCGGCACCACGGTGAGCGGCAAGCCGCTGCCGACTGTCACCCTGACACGGCGCGATGGCGATCAGCATCGCTACTCGGTGGCTGATCGCGACGCCTACTCCGGCGTGCGCGCCTACTGGGCAGACAAAGGCAAGGCGCGGCGGCAATCTGTGCTGGTAGGAACCGACGACAATGCTAAGAATCTTCGTGAGTCATATGCCGATGAAGCAACAGCACGCCAGCATGCGCATGCAGAGTTGGAGCGAGTCAAACGCGGCTTGGCGAAGTTCGACTACACGCTAGCAATAGGACGGGCAGATCTATTCCCCGAGCAAATTGTCATGGTGCGTGGGTTCAAGCCTGAAATTGATGCTCAAGCATGGTTAACTGCCAAGGTAACTCACACTATGGATAGCAATGGATTCAAAAGCTCCACAATCCTGGAAAGCGTACTCAGCTAGTGCGTTTGCTTATCTAATTTGGATATGGTGCATGCGGATGAAGTTAGGCCGGACCTCGATGCATTCACCCCAACAACAAGGATGGGCATGTTTAATTTAATAATTTCCTCCAACCCAGATATTCTGAAAGATAATTCCTTTGAACTGGACAGGAATCGCGTCGACGTCCCCCCGATTTTGAGTAGCACCGCAGTTTGGAGTCCAATTCCCTACCCCGAGGAGATTGGACGTGAAGAAGCGCTTTTCCGAAGAACAGATCATTGGCTTCCTGCGCGAAGCCGAAGCGGG